GGAAGTTATGTTTTGAATTAAAAGCGTTAGGGCAATGTGCAATACAAGTTCATTATGATAAATCGCATACAAAGATTTTAAAGACCTACCATATTCCAGTTCAATTATTAGCACCTGAAAAGTGCAATAAAGACGGAGAAATAGAGGCTTATTATTATTCAGATAATTGGGAAGACATTAAAAAGTTCCCACCTAAACGAATTAGTGCCTTTGGTTTTTCAAACGATGAAATAGAAATACTTTATATTCAACCTTATTCTTTAGGAATGAAATATTTTAGTTACGTTGACTATCAAGGGGCTTTAAGCTATGCGTTATTAGAAGAAGAAGTGTCAAATTATTTGATTAATGAGGTGCAAAATTCTTTTTCTGGGACGAAAATCGTGAATTTTTCTAATGGAGTCCCGACTCCCGAAATGCAAGACGAAATTAGCCAACAAGTTTTAGGAAAGTTGACGGGTTCTAAAGGACGAAAAGTTATAGTAAGTTTCAACGATAACCCCGAAAACAAAACTACGGTTGAAGATATACCTTTGAATGATGCGCCCGAACATTATACTTATTTGAGTGAGGAATGTTTACGCAAAATTATGTTAGGTCATAACGTAACTTCTCCTTTGCTTTTTGGGATTGCTTCAACAACTGGTTTTAGTTCGAATGCTGACGAGTTAAAGAACTCTGCTATATTATTCGATAATATGGTTATTAAGCCGTTTCAAGACCTTTTAATAGCCTCATTGGATAGAATATTAGCTTTTAACGGAATATCGCTTAAATTGGCTTTTAGAACGTTACAACCTTTAGAGTTTACAGACGTAGAAAACGCACAAAACGAAGAACAAGTAGCAGAAGAAACGGGAACTATGTTAAGTAAAGATTCAGTAATTGCTCAAGCGTTAATTGATTTAGGCGAAGATGCACAAGAAAACTGGGTTTTAATTGACGATTATGTAGTTGATTATGACGCAGAAGAAGAAGCGGACAAAGAAATAGAAACCTTAAACGGAAAAAAACCGAGTTTATTAAGCAAAATAGTCAATTTAGTTTCAACAGGAACAGCAAACCCACGGGCAAAAAGTGAACAAGACGAAGTAGTAGACGGAATTAAATTTATTACTCGATATTCTTACGACGGGCAAATAAAAGAAAATAGCCGTGAGTTTTGTAGAAAAATGGTTGGGGCAAATAAACTTTATAGAAAAGAAGATATTATTCGAATGAGTAATCAAGTAGTAAATGAGGGTTGGGGACCCGAAGGGATAGACCTTTATTCAATTTGGTTATATAAGGGCGGTGGCGATTGCGGTCACGTTTGGAGAAGAAAAACGTTTGTAGCGTTTGACGAAAAGACGGGAATTGACCCATTAAGCCCAAAAGCTAAAACAATTTCAACGAATAAAGCTGAAAAGGCAGGTTATAGAGTTCGTAACCCTAAATTAGTTGCAATGCGCCCAAAGGATATGCCTTACAATGGTTTTTTACCAACTAACAAACGTTTTCAATAATGGCTGAGATACTTTTTATAACACGAGACGATATAGTGCGTTACACGGCTTTAAACGGCAATGTAGACACGGACAAATTTATTCAGTTTATTAAAATTGCTCAAGACGTTCAAATAGAAAATTATTTAGGAACTAAGTTAGTTGACAAATTAAAACAACTGATTGAAGATAACGAGGTAAACGACCCAGGAAATGAGAATTACAAATTTTTATTAGAAGGTCACGTTAAATGGATGTTGATTTATTGGGCTATGTACGAATATATGCCGAATGCAGCTTATACAATAGCTAACAAAGGAGTTTATAAACATTCAAGTGAAAACGCGGAAAACGTAGAAAAAAACGAAGTCGACTACTTGCGTGAATACTATAAAACATTAGCGGATAGATACACTTCAAGATATTTAGATTACATAATAAATAACTCGGCTTTATTTCCTGAGTACGATGCAAACGAACCGGGAGACGTTTACCCAAGTGACAATATTAATTATGGCGGCTGGATTTTATGAAAACATACAAACCAAAAAAGGAAAATATTAACAAATTACTCGTTTATTTAAAAAAACTCGATGGCAAAGGTAAAGATATCGGAACTAACGGCAAAGGGAAGTAGTTTAGCACAAACTGACTTAATACCTATTGCTGAGGTTTTAGGGGGTGGTTACGTTACTAAAAGAGTAAACGGAAACAATGTTAATTTTCGTGTTTTTGCTCAAACAGCAAACAGCACCACGATAACAGCAACTACAAGTGAACTAACGTTAATAGACGGCGGAGTAGGTTCGTTAACAGTTCCTGCAAATAGTTTTCAAGTTGGGGATTCTTTTCGTTTAGATATGGGCGGAGTAATGAGCGCACAAAACGGAAACACGATAACAATAAGATTAAAAACGGGTGCGGTTTCTTTAGGTAGTTCGGGGGCGTTAACAATGCCTTCAATTACTAATCAAGTTTGGTATTTATCGACAACATTTACAATTAGGTCAATCGGTGCTGCTGGGGTTGCTTCGGTAGTTGCCTTGTCGCAGTTTCATATTTTAAAAGCTGCTTCGGGAACTCAAGAGGGGTTTGCTTGGAACACGGTTAACTCAACAACGTTTAGTACTACGGTAAATAATACTTTAGATATAACGGCTCAGTTTAGTTCAAACAATGCGAATAACTCAATTTATTCAGATATTTTCACATTAAGTAAAACATATTAAAAAATTAAATTATGGCAAATGATATAGGTTGGGGAGAAGGTGCTTGTAACAACGATATAGGGTGGGGAGTTGCTCAAGAATATTTTAGTTGTAGTGGTGTTAATCCAGTTGAAGTAAATGTTAACCACGTTTCACAAGGAAATGTTGAATCGGGAACAGTATTAGATATTGATTTAACAGACGGAACAAACCCCGTAATTCCTACAAGTTCTTCATTGGTTGACAATGTTTTAACAATTGAAATTCCTGCAGCGGCAGCGCCTGTTGGAGCAACGTTATTAAAAACAGGACAAACAACAAGTTATAGAACGGGAGACGACGGAGACTTAGAAGCAGGGCGTGCAACTAATTTTACAACTTTAGCAAGTAATAATCCTTTTGGAAACACGAATAGATTTACTGATGAGCTTGGTGGCCAGACATATACAAACAACATTGTGATTGATTGGAGTACTTATGATGGTGCAACTGTGTTGGGTCTTTCAAGAGTTGTTGTTGCAACAGGTCAGAGCTGGAATACAGCTGTGGATGGCTCACTTTCTTATTCAATTGGAACTTTCACAAGTGGATGGAGATTACCTAATATGAAAGAGATATTTAACTTGATAAATTACGCAAATAATTCTGATAACTTTTTGAACTATTCACCTTTGAATTTATCTTCAACGGGTCGAATTTATTGGAGTGGTAATACATTATCAAATGCAACAACATCTGCTTATACATTTAATAATGTTGGTAATACTGCAACTATGGCAAAAACAACAAGTGCAAACATGACTTACATTAGAGTGCGAACATTCACCGTAACAGGAACAACACTAACTTAAAATAAAAATAAAAAATGGCGACTTATAAATTCCCACAATTTAACGTTGAGATTATTAATCCAACTGTAACGGTTACAATAGTAACTGATGATATTATTAACAGAGTATGCAGCGCAAACGTTTTGTTAACAACACCTTCTGCAATTTTTGGAATAGATTTTAACGGGTACGCATACACGGAAGATTGGAACGACCAAGATATTATTGATTGGGTTAATAACGTAGAACTTCCAAAATACGAAATTTAATGTTACCTATTGACAAGTTTTTACAAACAATAAAAAAACACGGAGCGACTGGAGTTTTAGCATTATGGCTATTTTACACGCATACGGAAGTACAAGATTTAAAAGCACGTTTATATGCCTGTTATGGAAAAGATAAAAATGTGGCTACAAGACAAATTATTGACACTACTAATTTTGCTATTGTACCGAAAGACGAATTAGAAATAGAATGAACTACGATTGGTTAAAAGAAGAAAAAGCACCCCGTGTTTTAGTTCAAGCTGTTAAACAACTTGGAGTAACTGAGGTTGTAGGCAAAGAACACAATCCAGTTATTCTTGGGTGGGCCCGTGAACTAAAATTAGCAAGCGTTTACAATTCAGATGAAATACCGTGGTGTGGTTTATTCGTAGCTTATTGCTGTAAAATTGCAGGGCTTGAAGTAGTAGATAAACCATTGTGGGCTTTATCTTGGGCTAATTGGGGCAATGCTGTAACCGAACCAATGTTAGGCGATATCTTAACATTTAAAAGAACTGGTGGCGGTCACGTAGGAATTTACGTAGGTGAAGACTTAACTCATTACCACGTTTTAGGCGGTAACCAAGGTAATTCAGTAAGTGTTTCAAGAATAGCAAAAAGTAGATTATATAAGGCACGTAGGACGGCTTGGAAAGTTGCACAACCTACAAGCGTAAGAAAGATTAAATTAGCACCCAAAGGAGTAATAACAACAAACGAAGCATAATGGCAAAGAAAAATTTAAACGTAAATGTTGACACGGATAATATAGATGTTAATGTTGAACGTAAAGACGGAGATTTAAAAGTTAACTACGATTCTAAAAAACTTGATGTACAAGTTAATAAAACCGCTGACAACGTTGAGGTGAAAGTTGACGCA